CGGAGCCGGAGCCGGAGCCGGAGCCGGAGCCGGAGCCGGAGCCTGAGCCGGAGCCGGAGCCGCCGCCGGAGCCGGAGCCGGAGCCTGAGCCGGAGCCGGAGCCGCAGCCACCACAGCCGCAGTCATATCCCCCGCCTCCACCGCCGCTTTCCACATCCCTAACTGTTGTTCCATAGTGGTGATCGTGGTCTGGATCTGGTCGATCTCCTTTTCGAGCAGCTTCTTCTTCTTGAGCGCCATCATCGCGCCCCGCGTGTTCTTCTGGCGCGAGAGCTCCTTCGCCGTCCCGATCTCCTTGTCAATGTCCCCCTGCAGCTTCGCCACGCGCTTCTGTAGCCTCGCGATGTGCGCTTCGTACTTTCCCAGAGCGTCGGCGGTGGAGGCTGGCAAAGCCTGAGCATCTGCCTTCTTACCGAAAAGCGGCATCACTATATGTTATAATATGCAAAATATAAAAAAATTAAAGAATTAAAGAATATAAGTTTTAGAAATATTAAATCAATTGCATATATCTTTTGTATGCTTCTCCTCCCGAAATACGTTTTCTTGGATTAAATTCTGTCATGTCTCTTAATAAATGTAAATATGGTTTTAACGTATCCATTTTGAATAATTGTAATAATTCTGTATCTGGAATGACTAATGCGTCCGTTACATCAATCAGTAATTCGAAAACAAGCATCCCCAATGAATAAACATCCACTTTACGCAAAACATCTTCTATCTTAAGGTCCATTATGTTGTCTAGCATGGTTAAACGTAAATCATCTATATTTCGATGGAATATACCTTTATGAATAAATTCATAATAGTCTTCATAATGAATCAAATGAAATCCTGTTTCAATATCATCAATTTCACTCTCTATTTCTTGCTTAGTAATACCAAAATACAGATAATCAAACGGATACGCGGTGTAAATCCTATCATTTAAGAGCTCTTTTGTCATACGCGCAAATACCTGTGCAGAATATTTTGATTTCTTTTTTAATAGTTCGACCCATTCATATCTAGGTTTTCGATTCAACTTGAATTTACGTATATCTTTTAAAACATGATTGATATCAAAAGATAATCCGAAATCAATCATTTTAAATTGACGAGTTTGTTCATCAAACAATACATTCCTTGATAATAAATCGTTATGACAATAACCATGTTCTTGTAATTCTGATACACCAAGGAAAAGTGGTCGTAGCGCTTGAAACATAAATTGAAAATTCTTGAGAAATGCTCTATTATCAAAATCACTCGATCCCTGAAAGATGCGTAACATCATTTCTGAAGCCGGTATTCCACCATAAATACCTTGCAACATTTGGTAATTTTGTTTCTTGGTTAATTTCTTTGAACGCGCTAATAATTTACGACGACTACTTGTTTTACTTCTGCTTTTACGTAAGGATTGTTTTCTTTCTCTCATTTTATTCTTTTTCGCAATACATTCATTCATATCAGATATTTGTTCCAGTTTTTGATAGTCAGGTGATGTACAATTATTGTCCCACGTAATTGCCCAAGATTCACTGCCCGGTATTTTTCTGACGAGTTTATTCATGCGTAATTCCTTTTCTGCCGATCTCGGTTCAAACATAACTTTTGTTACTCTTTTCTTTTTACTTTTTTTATCTTTCCTCTGTTTTTCGCTGCTTTTACAGGGTATCTCAGGTTGATGAAACGTACAACCCGCAGACCCCACAAATAGCAATTTTGATTTTGATTGTTTAGGCATCGGACTATATAATTAAGAAATAAAATATAAATATATATATATTCTCGCATAAATGGCATCATTTAATGGAAGACCAGAAACTTGTCCGAATTATATCAATGGTAGACTAGATCAAAGATGGCTTCGCTTCAGCGGAGAGCAAGAGAAGGACGAAGATAGTAGCCGAGAGATTGATCCCCAATTTGGAAGCGAAACCTTTAACAAAACATGCTTTAATATATGCGCAACGCATACGATATCCGATGAGGGAACACTTACCCAACTCCCAGCAACATTTATCGACAGTAGTGGTAATTGTCGTACTTGCCGAGAGGGCGGAGTTGATTCTAATAATCCACCTTTTGGAAGCAAAGGGTTTCTTATAAATGCGGGCAAATATGAAATGTGTAATGATGAAAATGATTCAGATTCTGGAGGGAGGATGGACAATCAAGGTGTTCCATTATGGTTTACCCGACAACAAGCTGCGAATATGTCTCGTATGGAAGGTAGAGATAGAATAAATTGGTCTAGCGCTAGTTCCGAAACAGAGGATACAAATTCGGAAGCATATAAAATTCAACAGTATTGGAAATCAACTAACAAACCATTATCAAACGAAGAAATTTTAAGATTAATAGGTAATAGAACCGCTGGCACATTAGAATACACGCTACCCGACGAATATATGAAAGAAACATATATGAAAGAACAACCTTTGGGGATGCGCAGGGAAGTAACTGTAGACGTTTTTGATTTTGTAAAATTAAGAAGGGATATTAATAAAGGGAGAGGTTCCGTTGTATACTGTGATAGATCGATATTTACGAATCAGGATACCGGTTGGTTCGAAGGCGCTGACCGCACCTCAACCATCGATTCTGATTATCAGAAATGTTGGGATGAAGATACGCAGGATTACAGTGATGAGGGTAGAAATTATGGTCCAGAACATATCATAGCGGAGGAGGTTGAAGATTTTGTTACAGAAATGTTGGATAAGATCAGAAGTGAAGAGTCAGATTCGAGTAGTGGAGCTGTTAAGAGTTTTTCAGAACTTTTATCGGGTCTTTCATTAGACTCTACATTTGAAGCATGTGTGAATGATAAATTACATACGGGAGACGATGATCACGAAATGCAAAAACGCATCAAGGACTACACAAAAGTTACGGATTTTACAAATGATGATATTCATTATATCAAAAGAAAATTAAAGAGAATTATTACGATAAAACCGAATGAAATTAATGAATGTATGAATTTATTGAATCTAGGACAAAGCATTTGTATCACCGGTGTCGCGGATAAAACGCTTCAGATAGCAAGTCTTATTTTTTCAATCGTGGGAAACAATGCGATAGATGTAGTAAATGCTGATACATCTGACCAAGCGAGGCTTCATACGATGGTTGATGAAATAGGATATCTTATCCCACAAGCAATAAAAAAAATCATCGATGTGTCCAAGGAATATGAATCCAGAATTTGTAATTCTCCTTCGAATACAACGTTGTTATTAGAAAGATTGTATATTGATTTATATGATAAGGAAATCAACGTGAATTTAGATATCAGTCCTTACATTGATTTTCATTCCTTAATCGATATGAAACCATGGAAATTCGCAAAGACAATCTGCGTAATACTGGTCTTCTCTTTCTTATTTATGCAATTCGCGAATATTGTCGTGGCTTTCTTGAGTCGTGGCTCTACAGTAACAAAGCTAGCGTAAATCCTGTTATGAATAAATAAAATTAATTTATATATTCTAGAGTATATATTAATTATGGTTAAACGGAAAGGTCAATACCGGAAGAAACGTATGTCTAAGAATAGAGGAAAAACTCCAATCAGTAAACGCGTCTTGCGTAGAAAATCTACGAAAAGGAAAGTTAAACGTTCCAAGAAGAATAAGAGGAAACAAAGAGGGGGTTGCAGTTGGAGAGAATGGTACGAGGGCTTTCGGGGGGAGGAGACGTGTGATAGATGTGGCAGACGCTGTACGAAAGAATGTGAGAACGAGGAGGCTGAGGGCATCAAATACTACTACTGTAAAACATGCTACGAGGACGATGAATGGGATCAGCGCCCATACGCATGTGAATAATACTCCGTAGTTAATGAATGATTAAATAAAATTAATTTATAAATTTGATTTTTTACTTAAGCACAATGCACCATAGTAATTGTGATATACATAATGGAGACTTTGCAATGGGAAAATGTGAACAGAGATAAATTCGCTGTTTTTCTCCGCGATCTTACCGAAAATTCTAAAATTAATCTAAAACACATGATTGAAGATCTTGACAAAACAGCGATAGCTATTAAGAAAGATACTTCTAAGAAGGGTAAAAAGAAACCTCATATTAAGAAGAAAGATCTAATTATTCAAGAACAAAATAAACGGAGAGCAATTAAGAAAGATGAAGAAGATCTATCAAGGATGGAATTCTTTCTGAAAACATTGGATGATAGCAATCCATATCTGAATTTTGAGAAGCTCCAAGGTGAAAAGAGTAAGCAGATTTATAAATTCAAGCTACTCCTACACTACATGAAAAAACAAAAGAGTAAGAAAAAGAAGCAAGATTATTTTCCTCATATTCTGAATCTGTATTCTAATTTGAAATTTGGAGATCATTCTTATTTGACTGAAGATCCTGATTTTATGAAGATCACTTTGAAAATGGAATCTGTTCTGGAAGATTACGATACAAAATTGTATATGATGAAAGAACTAGGACATCTGCTTCCACCCTTGAATTTCTGGGACAAGGGTGATCTTCAATTGGAAGACTGGCAAAAGGATATTATTCGTAAAATCAGGGAATCAAAGTCTGTCCTTGTAAGAGCACCTACCTCTTCAGGAAAGACGTTCATTGCGATGGCAACGGGAATTCTTCATCAAAAGATTCTTTATATCTGTCCCGCAAAGCCTGTCGCATATCAGGTGGGAGCACATTTCGGAAAAATGGGATACAGAGTCCATTATCTTGTGGAGAACATGGCTCATCAGAGTTATGATTCCAAAACGAATATCTTTGTAGGAACTCCTGATATCATTGAGAAATATCTCCCTAAGATCTATACTGAATTTGATTACGCTGTTTATGATGAAATTCACAATATTGATGATCCAAAGACAGGTCTAGCTTACGAGAATATCATAAAGATGATGCCTTGTAATTTCCTAGCACTGTCAGCAACCATCGAAAACATCGACTTTCTGAAAAATATCTTTCAAAAGATGCATCCTGAAACAGAGATAGAATATGTCGAATACAATCAAAGATTCATCAATCAGCAACGATGGGTCTATACAAAGGGTTGTCTCCAAAAGCTACATCCGGTATCTTGCTTGGAACCAGATGATTTTCGTTCATTTGAACAAATATCATTTACACCCAATGATTGCGTCACACTCTATGAAGCTTTGGACGAACAATTTGTGGATTCCGATGATGATACAGATGAAGAAACAGAATTGGTAGAATCTCTAGAACCAGATACTTACTTTTCAAAGGATAAGTTGCTGACTCTCAACGATACACGGGATTATGAAAAGACTATGAAAGAATCTCTTGAAAAGATTTATCGGCGGAAACCACGCGAATGCCAGAGAATCTTTGATAAGTTTAAGGGACCTCTAGTATCTTCAGAATCTGATTCTAATGATTCTAATGAACTCATCGATTTCCTGAAGGATTGTAGAGATAACGATTTGCTTCCGATGCTGTATTTTCATACCGATTCCAAGGTTTCACTGGAGCTCTTTATGAAATTGTATTTTGATCTTCAAGGACAAGAAGAATTGAATTATCCCTTTCACTATACAATTTTGGAAAAGAAGAATGATTTGTATACTGCTTATCGTGATAAACGAGAATCATATGCGGACGGTATTAAGATTAAGACAAAAGATGCGAGAACCGAAAAGACAGAGAAGATGAATCGCTACGATAAGGAACAAAAGCAAAAGTATGTAGAAGACATGAGTATCTTTTACGAACAATGTATTCATAAATGTGAAGGCACACCAAATGAAATAAAAAAGATATTGAACTTGCGGAAGGAAATGGATAATTTTCTGATGAATCCGGATTTCAGAGAGCAAGATATTTATAAGAAACACCCTGATTATTGTTTCACGAGAGGTGAACCTATGAGTGGTACCGATATCAAGAATATTCGTAGAGAAATATCTATGACAA